GACCAACATAGTTGTGTGTGAGAAGTGTTTTCTACCTCAGTGCAGGTGCGCGTTGGAAGAGCAAAGCGCATTCACAGAAGAGGTGGTTCACATGACCGCAGCAGTATCCATGGTGATGATCACAACACTTCTGTTCTATCTGAGCTTTTTCGCGAAGCAGAGGATCCATAGAGCAGTTGGTGGTGTGGCTGAAGAAGCTACGCGCAGAGCATTGGACGAAGTTGTGCGTCGATCTTCTGACCCGGAGGTGCGACAAGCAGCACAAGGAGTGGCAGTGGCCGCAGCAGCGGCTGTTGCTACCAAGGTGCAGGAATCTGCAGTGGAGTATGGACAAGACCTTAGGAAGGGATTGGTAGCTTCGTTGAAGGCAACGAAAACTTGCCTCTTGAAGCCAATATCCCAACTGATAGGTGGTCTGTGCATCCTTGCAGGTGCGTACCTGTACTGCCGATACACACAACCGAAATCACAATCAGAGTCGTTTGAAGCCCAGCCCCCAGTGGCTAAACCGACGCAAGAAGAGAGCGTCTGGGTGAAGAACAGCTTTGAGCCATGTGAACTTGATCGTGGCGTCCCTCCACCTGCAAGTCAGCGAACACATTTACTGAATAACGTGAAACGTAATTTAGTGAATATTGCAGTGCGAAGGACGCGCGAGGACGGAAAGATTGGCCGAACCGACGGCAATGCTTTGTGTGTTGGCGGTAACCTATATGTGGCCAATAGTCACGTATTAGGGCACCATCCCGAGGTTAGCGTTACGATGCTGGAGCGAGAAATTGAAGAAGGAATCTCGTCCAATATCACGGTGCGCCTCACAGAAGGAGACATCTGGCACGTCCCCGGAGAAGACATTGCGTTCTTCATGTGCCGGCAGGTCCCCGCCAGGAGAAACATCATCGCGTATTTTCCTAAGGTCAGCGCGACCTATGGAATTTGCGATGGTGTGGTCATTACACGGAATGATCGCGGGGAAATCGTGGAACGGAAAGCAAAAGCAGCAATGTCCCGAGAGGGACCACCACAGAGTAGTTTCAAGGCTTCGTACCATTGGCGAACAAAAGTCGATGTTGCGACAAGATTAGGAGACTGTGGATCTGCTTACTTTCTGGATCACCCAACTGGACCGATGCTGGCTGGTATTCATTTTGCCGGTCAGGGTAACTACGCCTATGCGGTTGCGGTTAGTCAAGAGATGTGCAAAGAGGCAGAGAAATTCTTTGACGAACCCGTGATTTCACAAGGTGTGGTAAACCTGGCCGATGCAAACGATCAGCCAATACAGTTGGAGCCCATCCACCAAAAGTCGGTTTTCCGATTTATGGAGAAGGGGCAAGCGCGTGTTTTTGGATCCTTGCCCGGATTCAGAGCAAAACACAAGTCCAAGGTTACAAAGACGTACCTTCATGATCTGATGGTGTCCTCTGGATATCCAGACAGATTTGGGCCTCCCGTTTCACACGGGTGGCGAATATGGAGGAATGCGGCTTTGCCAATTGTACTTCAGGAGAACATCCTCGATCAATCAGCCTTTCGAGAGTGCGCGCAAGCGTATTTGAGAGACGTGTTGGCTGGGCTTGACCCAAAATGGTTGGAGGAATTCAGACTGTTAGATGACGTGAGTGTTGTCAACGGTTATCCTGGAGTACGATTCATTGACGGAATGGACAAAAACACATCCATGGGCTTCCCGTGGCGCAAGAAGAAGAAACACTTTCTCCGAGAAGTGTCTCCTCC